AAACTGAAGCCGAAACATGAGCATTATGAAGACCTGATCGCAAAAATCAAGTCGGCTGAAGCCGTAGGAGCCACGATAACCCCGGACCGTTTGAGCAAAGAACTCGACAGGTTTGTTGCAGAAAACGGAACCAGGCAACAAATGCAAGCACAGATTGACTTGTTCAATGACCGCATAAACGAGTCGCTCCCTGGCACTGGTCGCAAGATGGCGGAACTGTCAAAGGGTTTGATGGCTGACCAATATGGCGACCCATCAGTATTGAACTATGTCCGTCAAATGCCAGAATCAGTACAAAAAGATGTCCAGATTGGTTTCAATGGTCAGCAAATTATTGACCCGAAAAGCCAGCGCAACAAAAACTGGGTTACGGGGACCGCCCGCGACCTAGTCCAAATGTCCGACACCCCCGAATATCGGGAAGTTGCCAGAGCCATGCTTGCCGGTGGGAAAGACGCCGTAGAACAACTACCAAACCGTTTCCTTTACGGCGACTTGAAGCCAGTGTTTGAGGATATTTGGGCAAAAATGTTGCGCACACAAGGCGTAAAAGGCATGTCTTCAATCACGCCATTGACCAGCATTGAAGGTCAAATGGTGTGGATTCGCACCATCCTCGAAGACATTTTGACCCGCACCGCTGGCGACCCAGTCGCAATCGGTGTTGTCGCAACAGGGAAACTGGGCAAGAACCCCGTGCTTGACGTGAACGCATGGAAAGTAAAAACCGTTCGAACCGTCAACCTGTACGAACCAACCACAGAATTCAGAACGTGGGTACAAAACAATTTGTTGCAAAACCCAAACAGCCCCGAATTTGCCCCGTTCGCTGCGGAAGTTGCGCAAGACGCAATTCAAGCCAAAGACCGTTTATTTACAAGGGCATTTGCGCTTTATCGAAATGCCTCAGCAAAATACGCTCGCGGACCATACAAGGATTATCAGAAGTGGAAGCGCATCCGCGAACTCATGCCAGCCATGTTGCCAGAAGAAGCAGCAAAAATGGCTGACGCATTAGACCAAAGCGACGCTCCAAAATGGTTGCGTGACTCCATCAGGGAAGAAGTGCAGTTCGCCGCTGGCACAGCAACCCGCAAACAGGTCGAAGTATTGGGCGAAATGTACGGAAACCAGAAAGTCGACCAACTCCTATTTGACTCATCCAACCGTTCCTATGTCGGTTATCGCCACAGTTTGACGTTCGCGTTCATGGACGCATGGGTAGAGCAATGGTCCGTGTGGATGAGGGCAATGGCTGAACAGCCAAGCGCGCTCGAAAAAGTACGAGTTGGTCAGCAAGCGCTCGAAAACACTGGTGTTCTTTACACCGACGAAGACACAGGTGAACAGGGTGTTGCAATCCCATTCTCGAAAGAGGTGTATGCGCTCCTAGGTTTGAACGCACAAGAACGAATTAGAACCAGAAACCTGAGCCTTCTCGGGTCTCCAGTACCAGGATTCTTCGGAGTCGGCGCAATGGTCATGGACAGCATCCTCCCCAATAACCAGGCTTTCCAGTCGTTGAGGGCTACCGTGTTCCCGTTCGGTGACCCGCAAACACGTTCCAAAATTGCGGACTATCTGGTCCCAGCCTGGGGACAGGGGCTTATCGCAGCAGCCGCTTCCCGCGGAGGGAAAACAGGCACAGACTTTTTCGACAACCTCCAGCAACTTGCTTCTACCGAAACAAACGACTCAATTCGAGCAACCACGGTCAATGCCGTTCTCACGAACATTGCAGCAAATAAGCGTGGTCTTCCACTTACCGCAGAAGAACGCGAAGCAATCATTGAGGATGCTGTAGCCAAAACCGACTACCTTCTCGCCATCAAAGCACTCGGACGCATCTTCCTGCCAGGAGCCTCATATACCAAATACTTCACCGAGATTGGCGCAGAAAACGTTACCCAGGGTCAGGTTCTTGATGACTTTAGCAAGATGCAGGAAGAAGCCAGAAAAAACGGTGGCTCCTACACCGATGCCGTAGTCGCGCTGTTTGACAAGTACGGCGACGGGGCGTGGGTGTTCTTGGCTGGGGCGACACAGGCTGCGCCAGGACTCCAAGTAACCAAGGAATACGCCCAATGGCAGTCCGCTAACCCTGGGCTGGTCGACAAATATCCGCTTGTCGCTGGCTGGCTTGGACCACAAACAGGCGAATATGACCCCGCGGCGTACAGGGCGCAAGGTTCATCGGGTTTGCGCAAGCCGCGCGACATTGAGCAACGCCAGGAACGCGCACTCAACAACCTTGCCTGGGCACAATACAACCATTTCAAAGACCAGTTGGTCAACATTGGAGCCACGCAAGGCTTCACCGAGGAACAGGTAAAGCGTTCAGAAAACTTCAAGGCGCTTGTCAAAGAAAAGTCTGACGAACTGAAGACGCAGTTCCCGATGTGGAACCCTGCCGCAACAAGCGGAGAACTTGAACGCGAACTGGTCAACCAGATTCGACAGATTGAAAAGATGGTCAAGGACCCTGCCGTCCTGAAACTTGATGGCGGTAAGGCTTTGCAGCAGTATTGGGATTTCCGTAAGCGCAGCATTGACTTGGCTACGAGTCAGGACCCTTCTTTGGCTAATGACAGTTGGCGTAAGGCTAAGAACGCTGGCGCGATGCGGGCACAGTTGACCAGAATCGGTGAACAGTTGGTGGATACCTATCCAGACTTTGCACCGTTGTGGGAAAATATACTGTCAAGAGAGTTCGAACCAGCAGAAATAGGAATGTGATGGCTCCAAGAAACGTAAAACCAATGGAAGAAGGTGGCGGTTCTGGAGTATTCCAAGACCCAGAAGTACCAGTAGGTGCTGGTCCTCTTGTGCAAGACACTGGTAAAACCCCAATGGGCGGAGTCGACATCAACTACTCCATCCCAACAAACTGGGGGACTCAAGACAAACCTTACGTTTTTACAACCAGTGACATAAATATTTTGTACAAGGTGTCAACAGAAAAACTCGCCTCATACAACAAACAGTTGATGGCGGCATTCCCAGGATACAAACCAAGCAATTTGGCTAATCGTTCCGATAGCAAACTTCGGTCATATTTCGGTAAGGCTCTTACTCAAATCAACATTTTGAACGCAGACCCAAACAGCCCACTACGCGGAAAATCCCTTGACCAGTCGCTCGCATATTTGGCAGAAAACCCCGTTGTAGAAGCCTCAACCAAACTCCCCACCTACCGTCTCGACAACCCAGACGACTTGAAGGCTGTATTCACCAAGGCGGCACAGTCAACTATCGGGCGCACCGTTCCAGATGCAGACCTGAACCGCATGGTTGAGACCTACCAGAAGCAGATGGTGGAGTATCAAAAGCGTTCCTCGCTTGGCGGCACTATTACTACCCCACCATCGGCAGAGACATTTGCTGCTAGCCAGATTGAAAAGCAGATGCCCGTAGAATCAGAAGCCAACGACTACCTCTCCTACATGGGCGCTCTGTCAGAATGGTTGCAAGGATAACAATGGCTACCGATACACCACCAAAGCAAGGCTCCCAAGCATGGCTTGATTTCGCCCGCCAAGAATACGGTTGGATAGCAGAACTCTACAACTCGGTACCAGAACTCAAAACCATCATCGACAAGGCTGTCAAAGAAAAATACACCGCAGACCGCTTCCTCAACGCTGTCAAGTCAACCGCATGGTCACGCACTAAGGACGCCAAGGAGCGTGCCTTTATCGAGTTGCAGGCGTCGGACCCGACGACCCTCGCAAACAACATCTCTGCCAAGCGCATCGCTATTGAGAACCTTGTCGCTAAGGGCGGGTACAGTTTGGCTCCAGCAGCCATCGACAACCTTGCCACCCAAGCCGTCAAGTACGACTGGAACACCGACGAACTAAACCGTTACGTCGGCACCGAAGTCGCCAAGACTGGCAAGGCGGGCACAACCGCCACCCCAGCAACCCAAGGCAAAGACGCTCAAACCATCAAGACCCTGGCATCCGACTACGGGCTGCGCCTCAATGATTCACTCGCAGCAAAATACGCTGAGCAACTTATTGCTGGCACCATGACCCAGGAACAAATCAAAGAGAACTTCCGTCAAGATGCAGAAAACTTTTATCCAGCCCTGAAGGGTCAACTTGCTCAGGGTCGAACCGTGGCGCAGGCAACCGCAACCTACAGGTCGGTAGCCGCAGACGTCCTCAACATCGACCCCAACGACATCGACTTCAGCGACACGAACAAGTGGGGACGTCTTCTCACCTACCAGGACCCGAATAGTGGTGAAACGCGAATGATGAACGGAACCGAATGGGCAACCTTCCTGCGTACCCTTCCTGAATGGCAGAAGACTGATGAGGCAAAGAACGTGTACCGTGATGTGGCGTCTACGCTTATTCGCGGATTCGGAAAGGTGCGTGGCTAAATGTCAATGACCTCACCGTTCTCAGAAATCACCCAGGATGCGGGTGCCCGTGCTGCGGCAATGCGCACAGAAAGCACAGTCACCAGGGACCGCACAATCGTCGAACCAGCAACCGTCGTTCGTGACGCATGGGGACGTCTTCCAGGAGACCCGTTCTACGGCATCGCCCCAGCAGGAGGCGGTGGCGGTGGAGGCGGTGGACCGACCGTTCTTCCAGTATCAGGTGCAGCAGCGGACGAACTCCGCGCAACCCTGCGCCGTTACGGTCTCGAAAACTTGTTCGACACCCTGAATAGGGCAATCATTGCAGACCCGACCATCGCTCGCACCACAGACGCACTATTCGGTGCGGTCCGAAACACCGACATCTATAAGCAACGATTCAAGGGTAACGCTGACCGTGTCGCAAGAGGGTTGTCAGAGTTGTCTGAAGCCGAGTACGTCAACCAAGAGGAACAGTACAAGACCGTTCTCCGCAACCAGGGTTTGCGTCGCGGGTTCTACGACAGCCAAGACGACTTCGCCCGTTTCATCGCTAATGACATCTCCCCCAATGAACTGTCAGACAGAATCCAGCAGGGGTACAACGCAGTAGTCAACGCACCCCCAGCAGTCGTCAACGAACTCAAGCGTCTCACAGGAATCGACGACAGCCAACTCGTCGAATACTTCCTCGACCCAGCCAAAACCACCACCGAAATCGAACGCAAAGCACGCTCCGCCCAAATCGCAGCCCAAGCACGCACCACCGCCAACATCGTCCTCACCGCCCAGCAAGCCGAAAACCTCGCCCTCTCAGGCGTAACCCAAGCCGCAGCCCAGCAAGGCTTCAGCCAAATCGGTGAACAAGCAGAACTGTTCCGCACCAACATTGGTGAACAAGAAATCACCCAAGAAGAAATCCTCGCAGGAGTCTTCACCAACGAACAGGCTGCACAACGCCGCATCGCAGAACGCCGACGCCGCCGACAAGCAGGCTTTGAACAAGGTGGAGGATTCACTGGTGCTGGCGGACAACAAACAGGCTTGACAACTGTAGGGCAATAGTAGACACGCACAATAACTGTGTTATAGTTCAACTACCTGTACAAGCGCCCCCCGACTTGTATGGTGCATACGGGGAGACCAATCAACATACAGCCGCCACAGTCCTCCGCTGTGGTGTGGGTAAAAGGAGAGTGCCATATGTCAGAAATTGACAACTACGAAAGCGACGACCAGATGGAGTCCACGCAGAACCCAGTTCGAGCGCGGATGAAGCAACTGGAAAAGGAAGCCGAAGCCCTGCGCAAGCAGGTAGCAGAAGCCGAAGCCGCAAAACGAGAACTAGCCTTCGTCAAGGCGGGAATCAACCCGACCGACCCGATGGCAAAGTATTTCGTCAAAGGCTACGACGGCAACCTTGACCCAGATGCCATCAGGAACGCAGCAGTTGAGGCGCGTTTGATTAGTCCCCCCGAAACGACACCAACGGCTGATGAGGCACAGGCGTGGCAGCGAACCAACAAAATCGCTGCGGGCGCTCAAACCGCACAGCCACCAGTCGACTGGAGCAGGCGAATCAGCGAGGCTCGAAGCCCGCAAGAAGTAGATGCAATCCTGGCAGAAGCACGAATCGCTCTAGGAAACGCAAACTACTAACAAAAGGAAAAAACTAAAATGGCAGGCGAAACCACTACCTCGTCTCTGTCCATCGACCAGGTTGCATTTGACCGCCTCGCGTACTTCGCGTTGCGTTCGGAACTCCTGTTCGACCAGGCAGCAGACATCCAGCCAGTCGCCCAGGCAATGCCTGGTTCTGGCGTCACGTTCACCATCTTCGCAGACATCGCAGCCGCGACGTCGACCCTCAACGAGGTCACCGACGTCACCCCGACCGCGCTGTCCGACAGCCAGGTGACCGTCACCCTCAACGAGTACGGCAACGCAGTCGTCACCACCGCAAAGTTGCGTGGCACCGCGTTCCTCGACGTCGATGCAGCAGCAGCCAACATCATCGGCTACAACGCTGGCGATTCGATGGACCAGGTCGTCCGCGATGTTCTCGCAGGTGGCACCAACGTCGTGTACGCAACGGGTGGCAGCAGCACCCCGTCCAGCCGCACCACGGTCGCCGCAGAAGACATCGTTGCCGCTGACGACGTCCGCAAGGTTGTCGCACAGTTGCGCGGAGCGAACGTCGCTACGTTCAACGGCTCGTACATTGGCTTCATCCACCCAGACGTGTCGTACGACTTCCGTTCGGCAACCGACGCAGCCGCATGGCGCACGCCAGCAAACTACGTCAACCCAGAGGGCATCTACAACGGCGAAATCGGACTCTTCGAGTCGGTTCGTTTCATTGAGACGCCACGCGCCAAGGTGTTCACGAACGCCTCGGACGGCTCGGGTTCAACGGGAACCGTCGACGTGTACTGCACGCACATCATGGGACGTCAGGCTCTTGCCAAGGCGTTCTCGACGCAGGACGGAAACGGCGCAGTGCCGAAGATTGTCCGCGGCAACGTCACCGACTACCTCATGCGCTTGCAGCCTTTGGGCTGGTACTGGCTGGGTGGCTACGGTCGCTTCCGCGAGGCTTCGCTCCGTCGCATCGAATCCGCTTCGAGCATCGGCACGAACTAACTAGACCCAGTCTGGTTGAGAACAGCCCCCTGCTTCGGCGGGGGGCGTTTCTTTTTGCTACACTTATCGCAATGTCAATTTCCAACTACGCCGAAAACGCACTACTTGACACGCTAAGGAATCAGTCGTTTGCTGTCACGACCACCTACGTCAAGTTGCACACTGGCGACCCAGGCGAGGCAGGAACCAGCAACGCCGCAACGGAGACGACTCGTAAGTCTGTTTCTTGGTCGGCTGCTTCATCGGGTTCGATGGCTTCTTCTGCGACTCTTGAATGGACCAACGTCGCGGCAACAGAAACGTACTCACATTGGTCGCTTTGGGATAATGCTTCTGCGGGGAACTGTTTGTGGTCTGGTGCTTTGTCTTCTTCTGCCGCTGTTACTGCTGGGGATACGTTTCAGATCACTTCTCTCACCTTGTCGCTCGACTAGCCGTTAGGGGATAACCCCTTATGGCTCTAACGATTTCTGAGGCGGGTAGCGCAACTTCTAACACCTCGTCTTCGACGCTGGTTGTTACTCCAACGGTTTCGTTTTCTGCGAATGATGGTGTTGTGGTTTGTATCGCCGCCGATAATTCAACCGCACAGGGCGGTTTGCCGTTTTCGTCGGTTACTGATTCTCAATCAAACACATATACGCTTGTTCGGAGCGTAAAACAGCAAGGGGCATCCCAAAATAATCTTGCCTGTGGCGCTATTTATTTTTGTGTTGTGCAAAATGCGTTGTCTGTATCGGATTCAATCACTGTCAACTTTCTGAATAACACGACCGCAAAAGCCGCCGTTACATTCAAAATTGGTGCTGCAGCGAATAAAAAACCCAGCCAAATTAGCGATAATGTTTTCAGTCCTACTGGTGATGCGTCTTCATCGTCGAGGTCTACAACGACTATGACATCTGGCGATGCGTTGGTCTACTTTCTTGCCATCGAAAACAATGGTGTTGTGACTGGTGACTCAGACACAACAAGGGGTTCTTGGTCATCTGCTTATGTGGCAAATGCGGATTCTGGCACTGCTCTCACATCCATGCAGGCGTTTTCGCAATATAAAATTGTTACAGGGAATGGAACTCAAACATGGGATACAACATTCCCAAGTTCTAGCAGTTTCGCAACAGCATACGCCACATTCAGAGAAGTTGCTGCCCTTTCAACATTTGATAGAACTGCCACTGGGTCTGGTGCTGGGACAGCAACAGCCGCCACAAAAGTAACCCAACTTCGACTTGGCATCCACACAGATTTTTCATTCGGTTTCATCAACGGTGCAGGACGTTTCTATATCGGTCCACCAACCATTGTGCGCACCGCTACAGGCTCGGGGACGGGTGCTGGGTCTGCGACAAAGAAAATAGTTGCGGTCCGAACCGCCACAGGCTCGGGTACAGGTACATCAAATAACGCGATAGTTCACGGACTGCTTCGCACCGCATACGGTTCTGGTGGGGCATCTACTGGTGACAATGGTTTGTTCCTTGTCAAACGTTTACGAACCGCCACAGCATCGGGAGCAGGGTCGTCATCGTCTGCGTTTAGTGTGACTAAAATCCGTGTCGCTACAGGGTCCGGTATCGGTTCTTCTAGCAGTGTTGAAACCCTTGTCCTGCTGAGGATTGCCGAAGGTTCGGGTGAAGGATTTTCTAGTACGACGCAGCTTCTTGTTGTGTTGCGCACCGCTACAGGTTCAGGTACAGGTACGCAAACGACAGTTGGTGCCCGCATCAATCGCCGCACAGGAACAGC